GCCGTCGCCCGCTCCGGCTTCACAAGCGCGCAGTCCGCTGGCTCGTGCGTCGCTCATTCCGCCACTGGCGGCGCTCCTCCTCGCCCCCGCGCTTTTCTTTTCCACCTTTTCTTGAAGAAAAGAAAAGGTGTCCCAGACACAGCATCATGGGGCCCGCTGGCCTTATGCCATATGTTTTTTTATTCCCGCTCCGGCTCAGCGCACTACTGGCGGCGAACAAACCACCACCCTTTTGTCAGCTCACGCGGCTCCGGTGCCCTTTTCCGCTCCTCACGTACGCTCTCCCTGCGGCTTCTGCGCGCCGGCGCCCGCTCCCCCCAAAGGAATACCCAATCGGGATTCCAAAGGGCCGGGCCCTTTCAGCCAGGGGGTGCGGGGGCGAACAAAACGCCGTCTTTTTGTCAGCTCACGCGGCTTCGGTGCCCTTTTTCGCTCTTCACGTACGCTCTTCCTGCGGCTTCTGCGCGCCGTCGCCCGCGCGCTCCTCCTCGCCCTCCGCTCAACCGTAGCGCATCCCTTTATGCAATCAAAAAACCGCCCTGCCGGGCGGCCCTTTGTTGTTTGCTATTCCACTTTTTTATTATAGTTTTTCCATTCCTGCCATGTTCGTTTCTGTATTAAATTTCCCGTCCAAAAGTTCATAGATATCCTATGCTTCCCCGATATCTTTCCCGAAAAAAAGGGCCGCGGCGTCCGCAGCCCTTCCCCCCGGTTCAGGCAAAATGCCCTTGCCTCACGGCCTCTTTTCGTTACCCTTCAGGGTCGGGCGACGGAGCCGCGCCGTCCCTGGTGAAAACAGGCGTCCATTCCTTGTTTCCGTCGCTGTCCTCGTCCACCGTTATCTCCGCCGTGCCGTGCTGCGGCATGCCGTTGAGGTTTATCGTGTAGGCCAGCGTGCCCGCCACAAGGTCGTCCGTTCCCCAGTCAAACGATACGTCGAAAACGTCGGCGCTGTTCTTGCCGTCGGCGTCCGTCTCCTGGTACACAAGCATTATCTGGCTCTCCGCCTCAGAGCCCCGCGCGAAGTTCCTCGCCTTGTTTATAAGGTACATGTACACGGGCTCGCCGTCATACGCGTAAAGCGTCTGCTCTATCGCGGGCTGGAAGCTCGTCGTCTCCTTCGTGGGCAGCTCGTCCGCTATGAAGTCATAGCTTTCCGTCTGCGGGTTGTAAGCGATGGCGAAATCGCTCGCCTTTGTCTCCCTCACCCACGCGGGCGATTCCTTTGTGCCCGTGTTGATGAACAGATAATTCTTGTGCTTCTTTCTTCTCTCATACTTTGCCATTTTTATTTTACCTCCATATATATCAGCCTGGCCGCAAATTGATATTTGGCCATGCCGTTTTCATAGGTCTGCGCGAGCTGTGGGTCGCTCGCCAGGTTCCTCAGCTCATACCCGTAGCATCTGCTGCCGAAATCCGGGTAATTACCCACCTGCTCCTGTTCCTCTATCCAGTCCTGCCACTGGCGCTGCGTAAACATGTTGTCCGTGTTCGTGTCGTCCGTCGTTTCCGATAAGGGAAACATCACCTGAAACATGAAATCATACTGCTTCACGGCGCTCCCGTCTATCATCGGCACGACCTCAGCCTCTCCCGGTATCTGCGAAAGCGCGCACGACCCGCCGTTTTCCGCCAGCCATTCGAACATCAGCGTGTCCGTCAGGTATGGGTTTGTCATAGCCCATTCAAGCAGCGCCTTGTCCTTGTTCACAGTTTCCATCCAACTTATCCTCTCTTAAGGTATGCCCGCATCGCCCCGGCAAGCTCGGCCCTCTTACCGGCGGCTTCCGCCGCCTTGTCCCAGTATGCCGTTGCCAGCGGGTTTTTGCCGCCGCCTCCTTTGGCCTTCGTGTACTGCTCCGCCGCGTAGGGCTCGTTGTGGCGTATCACCGCTTTCGTCCCCTCAGCGGAATACGTCACGTTGTCCCTCAGCCTGCCCGTGTCCGTCGGTACGAACGGCGCGTAAAGGCTGTGCCACATTTTGGCCGCGTACAGCACGGCGCTTCGGTCTATCCCCGCGTCGCTCATTATCCGGTCCACCGGCTTCTTCCATTCAAACTTCACCTTTACCGCCATAAGCCCTCCTTCACACGCCTTCCACGCGTATGTGCCGCCCGCGCGCGCTCCTCGCGTTTTCCGCGTAAGCCTTCACGCTGAAGACGTCGGGCAGCAGCCCGGCCTTTACCATGCTCTCCGTATACGGCTTCACCCCGGTGATCTCCGTTTCGTGAGTTCCAAGCGCCATTATGTCGCCCTTCTGTATGGTAAAATACCTGCCCCGGCACACCTCGTCCATGCCCTTCCACACGCTCTCCGGGCGGTAATCCTCCGTCCACGGCACCACAGCCGCAAAGCTGCTCGCCACGTTCGCGGTGTTGCCCGTCACGCTGCGGCCTATGTTGCTTTTGAATTTGCACTTCACAGGCAGCACATGGCGTATAAAGACGTCCCTGCCGCTCGCCGGGTCGCGCCACTTGTTCCATACCGTCACATCCGAGTTGCATCCCAGCATGATCACACACCCCTGTATCTTTGTTCCGGAGTGAAATACGCGTTGATTATGCCTGCCGCCCTCGCGCCGAACGCCTCGTCCGCTTCCGCGGGCCCCGCGTACGTCTCCGAGTAGCCCTCGTTGCTGAAGCCCTGTATAGCCGTTCCCGCTTCGCCCGTCGCACAATTTTTGCGCTCATGGTAAAGCTCCGTCAGTTCGCACACGCCGCGTTGGTTCATCTCCGCCCGGCTTTTTTCCCCCGCGTCCGCATCCGGCCCGGGGCGCATGCCGCCGTCGCGTATCCGCCCGAAGGTAAACCTCCTGACGGCGCTTTCGGCCATCGCCTCAAACCTCGCGTATTCCTCCTCCTCCACGGCGCCGTATCCCAGCCCGCGGTATTCCTCATATGTCACATACATCCAATCGTCCTCTCCTCCTCTTCACCTGTGGTTTGGCGGCCCGGCCTCCCGCCGCTTTTCCTCGCGGAAACATTCTCCGGGATTTCTAAGGGCATGCCCCTTCGGGCCGTGGGCGCGGGATCATGTACCCGCCCTTCCCCGTCTTCCCTTTCCCCAATCCCGGCCTTCCGCTCCGCCGCGTACCATGGCCGTCGCCGCCATTTCCACATTTCAGCGCAGGCCTTCCCGCCCCATACCGGCTCCGTTTATTGCGGCCCCACAAACGGCCTTTCAAACGGCTTATCCGCTATCGGTGTCAGATCTTGTGCTTCAGCATGGCGATACCTATCGCCTTGTCCGCATAGACCTTGCTCCAGTTCGCGCCGTCGGCTAAGTCGCTGTTCTTGGGCGTGGCGGTCTCCAGGCTCGGATTCTGCCATGCGACGCCGAACGGATGCAATATCATCGCCCTGCGGTTTATGAGTATGTCGTCAGACGCAAGGCTGTCCCTCGCCGCCTCCACGGGCGTGAGCGAAGCGGGTACTCCGTCGCCCCTGCCGAACGCGCCCGTCGCAAAAAGGTATGTGCAATACACTCCCGCGTCCACCGGCACGCTGTCGTCCACTATCACCTTATACCCCATATACGTCGGGAAGTTCACCACACCCTGCGAATCGGGTATGTATTCCACAAGGTTCTGCTTTTGCAGCGCCGTAAGCACCGCGCTGTGCATAGCCATTGCCGTAAGCTGCTCCGCCGCGTCGCCGAGTATCTGCTTCGTGTCGAGTATCGCCTCGGGGCTTATCGTTGCCGCCGCGCCTGTGCCCGCCGATATGTCGTTTACATGGCTGTCAGCCAGCGCCGTGTCGAATATCCCCTCAAGTATGGATATGAGCACCTGCTGCTCCTTTATGCTCCACCACTGCGCGACCTGGTTGCCTATCGCGGTCATGGGGTCGCTGCCCGCCAATGCCCCGGCGAGCTCGTTTGCGCTCCACGCCTTGCCGCGTATGAGCATCGCGGCAACGTCCTGCGCCGCGTCGATCTTCTGCGGTGTGAGCGAAGCGCTGTCGGAAAGCACCTCGTCGTCGCCCGTAAGCGGCTTCCAGAAGGGCATGTTCACTGTTTTGCCCCCCTGGCTCACCAGGTCGTCCAGCACGGGGCTGGATACCGCTATCCCGCTTTGCACCAATGCCGAAAGCTCCCTTGTCGCCTGTATCACGTACGGCGCGAATACCTCCGGTACTATAACATCTGTGATCTTTGTCTTTGCCATATTTTTTCTCTCCTAAAAAATTTTTTGCCCGGCCTCCTTCGCAAGGAGCTTCGCCCTGTTTGGGTCCTCCCTGTAAAGCCTGGCCTGTTCCGTCATGTTCCACGTTTCCTGCCTGAAAGGATTGTTGCCCTTACCCGCGTCCACATTGCCCACAGGCGGCAGCACCGCCGTGTTTTTCTTCGGAGCCTCAGCCGCGAACACGTTATCGCGCCCTTTGGTCAGCTCCGCAAGCAGCTCGTCCTGCCCTTTCCCTGCGTTGGCTTCGTCGGCAAGCGCCGCGTCCAGCCGGGCCGCGTAAAATTCCCGGGTCTCCTCGTTCACAAATTTGACCCCGGCGAGGAACGTCCTCACCTGCGCGCCGCGCTTCACCTGCTCCACCTGGGTCGCGAGCCTTTCCTTTTCCTCGGCCAGCTCGTCGATAACGCTCTTTTGCTTGCCTATCGCCCTGCTGTGTTCGTCCAGCACCTTGTCGATGGCCTCCTTTTCGAGCCCCAGTCCTTCCAAAAATTTACGTTCCATCCTTCTTCCTCCTTCATACTTCGCTTTATTATCGGGGGTCGCTTCCCCTGTATTTCCCGTAGTTTTTCGACTTCGGGGCGGTCAGTTTTACCGTATCGTTCCCTCCTTTCTCCCCAAAGAAATACCCTTCGGTTTTAAAAAACGCCCGCGCGTATTTCCCGCTTTGTTTTTCCCTCATTATCCCCGCTCCTCACGGTCGGCTGTGGCGGGCGGTATATATGAGGCGCCCTCTTTGTTTGTTTCTCTGCTTTATCCACCTGCCGGATATACGAGCGCCGCGCCCTGTAAACAATAACGTGCTAGATCACCACTGCGCGTCCGCATCGCCATAGCCGGCCACGGAGGAGCTTTTCCGTCGCAACGCCCCATCCCCAAAGGAATACCCTCTGGGTTTCCAAAGGGCGGGGCCCTTGTTCCCGTTTCCTCCTCTTCCCTTCCCCTTCCCTCGCTCTGTATGTTGCATACACAGCTGCGAGGCTTTCAGGAGGCGTATT